CCCGAGCTTTGGGAATGGTATACACGCTAATGCTATTGGGTATCAACGACATTGACTTTGTTGACGCAATAGATTATAATAGAGAAAATGTAGTATTAGTTTTAGTTGATGACGCAAAATATGTGATGAATTACTGGCCCGAGTCGGTATTAAATACATCTCTCGCAGACTTCACAATAACAAAGCAAATCAATATCAGTTCATTAAAAAAGAAAATAGGCAACGAATGATTAATGTAAAGAAACGATCGGGTAACACAGAGCCGCTTGCCCTGGAAAAGTGGCAACAACAGATTACAAAGGTGTGCAATGGCACGGCTGATGTAAGTCAATCCATGATAGAAATCAAAGCACATCCACAGTTTTATGATGGCATCACTACACGAGAGATTGATGAAATCACTCTTAGAGCTATCGTGGACTTGATTGATGTTGAAAGTAATCCTGATGTTGGACACGTTAATTATCAATACGTTGCTGGTAGACAACGACTTTCTATGCTTCGTAAAGATGTTTACGGAGACTACCAAGTACCACACTTGTATGAAATTGTTAAGACTAATGTAGCAACAGGCCTATATACTAATGAACTTTTAGAATGGTATTCCGAAGACGATTGGAATAAGATGAATGACTTCATCGAACATGAAAAGGATGAGGAGTACTCATACGCAGCAATCGAACAGATGATTGAAAAATATCTTGTTCGCAATAGAGCAACAAAAGAAATCTACGAAACTCCACAAGTTCGCTATTTGATTGCGGCTGCAACAATATTTCACCGTGAAGAAGCTAGCAAGCGCCTCAAGTTTATTAAGGAATACTACAATGCAGCGAGTGATGGTCTGTTTACCCTGGCTACTCCTGTGCTTGCTGGTCTCGGCACTCCAACTAAACAGTTTAGTTCTTGCGTCCTTATTCGCAGCGACGATGATTTGGATTCGATTTTCGCTTCCGGAGAAATGATGGCTAAGTATGCTAGCAAACGAGCTGGCATTGGATTAGAAATCGGCAGACTTCGCTCCCTCGGTTCGCCTATTCGAGGGGGCGAAATCATGCATACTGGTATGATTCCGTTTCTAAAGAAGTGGTTCGGTGACTTACGTTCTTGCTCACAGGGCGGAATTCGTAATGCATCGGCTACTGTGTTCTATCCTATCTGGCACTATCAGTTTGATGACTTGATCGTTCTCAAGAACAATCAGGGCACCGAAGAAACCCGTGTTCGTCACATGGACTATGGTGTTGTTCTTAGTGCATTCTTTTGGAAGCGGTTCAAGAACAAAGAGAATATCACATTCTTTGATCCAAACGAAGTGCCTGATTTGTATGAAGCATTCTATCAAAATACAGCAAAGTTTGAAGAACTTTATGTGAAGTATGAAAAGCGTAAGGATTTACGTAAGAAGGTAATGAGTGCTGAGGAAGTCTTTAAGGGAGGCATTCTTAAGGAACGCACTGACACAGGTAGAATCTATCTTGTGTTCATTGACAACGTTATGAATCAAGGTCCGTTCGACCCTGAGTATCATACAATCTATCAATCAAACCTCTGTGTCGAGATCCTTCTTCCCACAAAGTCATTCAAGCGTCTAGATGATCCTGCAGGACGAATCGCACTTTGTACCCTCGGGAGTATGAATTGGGGTGCGTTTAGAAATCCAGAAGATATGCGTAGAGCATGTCGGATTCTATTGCGCAGTCTAAACAACATTCTTGATTATCAGGACTTCTTGTCAATTCAGTCTAAGCTGTCAAACGATGAGATTAGACCAATTGGTATTGGTGTAACTAATCTTGCATACTGGCATGCCAAACGTGGATACAAGTACGGCGAATCAGAAGCACTACAAGACGTAAAGAGTTGGGCAGAACATCAAACATATTATTTGATGGAAGCCAATGTTGAACTTGCTAAAGAACGTGGTAAGTGCTTAGACAGTGACAAGACTCGTTATGGTAACGGAATCTTCTCTTGGGAGCTTCGCTCAAATGGAGCTAACGAACTAGCTGACTTTACTCCTGAACTTGAATGGGAAACGCTTCGTGCGGACATGGTAGAATACGGGGTGCGTAATGCTACAGTAGGTGCAATTGCTCCAGTAGAATCAAGTTCAGTAGTTATCAATTCTACTAACGGAATCGCAATGCCAATGAGCTTGATTAGTGTTAAGGAAAGTAAGGCTGGGTCATTCATTCAGGTTGTCCCTGAATATCAAAAGTTGAAGAACAAGTATCAGCTTATGTGGGACCAAACAGATTGCGTAGGTTATCTCAAGACCTCTGCTGTTCTTGCTGCTTATATGGATCAGTCAATCAGTACTGACACATTCTATAACCCTGCTCACTTCCCTGATAGAAAAGTCCCAACTACTCTTATCGCAAAGAACTTGATGCTTGCTCATAAGTGGGGAATTAAGACTCTCTATTACAGCTTGATTAACAAGAAGGGTTCTAAAGAAGAGGAAGATGAAGCACCACTAGAAGTTATTGACTTCTTTGAAGATGATGGTGATTGCGAAAGCTGTAAATTATAATGTTAGAAACAATTTGCGATATTTTAAAGGATGCCTATGCTCGTAACTGGATTACTAGCCGCGACGGCAACATCAGTATTCGCCATCATGACCGTGACCACTTCTATATCACACCTAGTGGTGTAAGAAAGCAGACACTACAGCCCGATCAATTCAAAAAGATTGGGTTAAATGAGAACGGCTGGCAAGTTTTACCCTACACCGCTATCTCTAGTGAGCTACAGCCAAGCGGAGAGATTCCCCTGCACTATGGCTTACTAAAAGCTTTAGGTCAGCACAGTGATGACATTCGTGTTGTAGTCCATGTTCACCCTACATACTGTGTTGCTGCAATGCACGCCGGTATTAACTTGAATGAGCTTGTGATACACTTCCCTGAGTTGGGCAGGTACACTAGAGTCGCTCCAAATGTAGGCGATGTTCCTCCTATCAGTGAAGAACTTGCTACACAATGTCATACTAACTTAGGACTTGACAGTGAAGGCAATATTGCTTATGACATTGTAGGCATTAAGGGGCATGGTGTAGTTGCAATTGACACTACTCCCTGGCGAGCATATGAACATATTGAGCGTCTAGAACATATTTGTAAAATCGTATTAGCATCGGGGAATTATTAAATGAGCAAGAGTCAATATAATCTAACTACAAAAACAGACTATCTTAACCGCAAGATGTTTCTTGACCCAGCAGGCCCTGTAACTATTCAACGATTTGAAGAAGTAAAGTATCAGAAGCTACAAAAGATTGAACAATCAGCCCGTGGATTCTTTTGGGTTCCGGAAGAAGTTAATCTCTCTAAAGATGCTAATGATATGAAGGATGCAAGCGAAGCCGTTGCTCACATCTTTACTAGCAATGTTCTTAGACAGACTGCACTTGATAGCTTACAAGGCAGAGCACCAGCGCAAGTCTTTACTCCTGTCTGCTCTATACCTGAACTTGAAGCTATTATGAGCAACTGGAGCTTCTTTGAAACAAATATTCACTCTCGTTCATACAGCCATATCATTCGCAACATCTATAATGTTCCTAAAGAAGTGTTCAACACAATTCATGACACTCAGGAAATCATCGATATGGCTTCTAGTGTAGGTGATTATTATGATAAGCTACATGCTCTTAATTGTAAGAAAGAACTTGGAATAGCTGTAGCCGAACAAGAACATATCAATGCAATTTGGCTAGCTCTACATGCTTCTTACGCTCTTGAAGCTTTCCGCTTTATGGTATCGTTCGCTACAAGTCTCGCAATGGTCGAAAATAAGATGTTCATGGGTAATGGCAATATCATCAGTTTGATTCTACAAGACGAACTCTTGCACAAAGAGTGGACTGCTTGGATGATTAATCAGGTTATCAAAGAAGACCCTCGTTTTGCTAAGGCAAAGATTGACTGTGAACATGAAGTTCGTAAGATTTACGAAGATGTAATTCGTGAAGAAAAAGAGTGGGCTGCATATCTCTTTAAGAAGGGTCCAGTAATCGGTCTCAACGAAAAGATTATGATGGATTTCGTTGACTACAACTCCGTAGACGCTCTTAAGCAGATTGGTATTAAGTATTGGAATCCAGCGCCAAAGACTACTCCTATTCCTTGGTTCAACAAGCATATGGATACCAGTAAGAAGCAAACTGCACTTCAAGAATCAGAATCAACCTCATATGTAATCGGAGTGATGAGTGATTCACTAGATTACGATGAACTACCGAATTTATAAGGAGAAAAATAATGAGAGCAATTGTATGGTCAAAGGATCACTGCCCCTATTGTGTGCAGGCAAAGACACTTCTAGAACAGAAGGGTATTGAATACGAAGAAAAGAAGATTGGTGAAGGGTACACTAAGGAAGACTTGCTTGAAGCAGTTCCTAATGCACGTACCGTACCTCAGATTTTCCTCGACGGAGAACTCGTCGGTGGATTTACAGAACTTCGTGCTAAGTTTTTAGCAGAAGCAGCATAAGAAAGAAAAAAATATGACAATTAAAGTTGGAGAAACCTATACATTCAAGCTCACGAGCGGTGAAGAAGTTGTAGGAAAAGTTACTGATATTCAAGATAATTATCTATCCTTAAAGGATCCAGTATCAGTTGCCCCCGGTCCCCAAGGATTGGGATTGATACAGAGCATGTTTACCGCAGATCCAAAGGATCCTGCAAGACTAAATATTAATAACGTAACTATCTTTGCATTGACAGATGACAGTGTTAAGGTAAAGTATATTGAGGCTACTACTGGTTTAGTGGTCCCGGACAAGAAGTTAATTTTAGGATGATATATGGGAAAACCACTAAGTAGAATAGGCGATATTAACACGGGCGGCGGAAAGATTATTAGAGGAGCAAAGACTGTCTTCGCTAACAATCGTCCGGTTGGACTGCACGTAAGTAAAATAACTCCTCACCCTGCCGGTGGTCCACATAAAGCATCGGTAACCCTTACTGGAAGCCCAACTGTATTTGCTGAAGGTGTTCCGGTATTAAGAGTTGGGTCAAGCACCACATGCGGTCACCCGATAATACAGGGTAGCCCTACTGTATTTGTGAGTTAAAAATAATATGGCTGATACTGGAACACAAAGTCCGCTTGGAATTAACGTAGTTGGTTCTTATCTACAAAATCAGGGTTTAACAATCAATCCTATAGCAGCATCTTATATGGGTGCTAGTAAAACAAATACCGATTACACTTTTGGCACATTAGTTAGCGGAACATGTTTAAGAATGCTCACTTGGGCAATCAATGATGCATATCTAAGAACTCTAGTGACATCTGGTGTTTATAATAATCTTATTGCAATAGGGTCAGCATCAATTCCTGCGTTAGGTAACTCAAAACCAGCCTCATATGTTGCGATTGATCCAGCTGGTATATGGGCACGACCTGCAGATTCAGTGACCCCATCTATTTCAGAGAAGTACGGAATTCAGCAGGGTGTCTCCGGTGCATTGCCCGGACCTGCAACTTCTGGATATAGCATTACGAGTGCTACTAATCAGGGTCAGGAAGCAACCTGGTTGCCATATGATAGTTCCAACCCGAATGCAGCCGTCACTCAATGGGGATATATTAGACTACATGCATTACAAGCATGGAATGAATTCAATTGGAATGGAGGAGAAGTATCAGCAGCTAATCCGGAATATCCGGAGTTTTTGGCATCCTTTCTGTCTGCATTGTCGTTTGTAGAAAGTGTTAGCCAAACTGTTATGTCTAACCAAAATGCAAAAACGTTTTTGGACGGCACATTCAGTAACATGGACGATTTGATCAGTGCTGATGTATTTGGTGTAAATTTAGCAAATAAAGAATTTGGTCAGGATTTAGAAAATTTAGGAAAAATTCTTAACCTAAGTGATATTTCTTCTTTTGGATTACCCTCGTCTCTATTAAAAATATTAGGAGAAAACAACGCAGTAATACCAGATTTAGTATTAGCATTGTTGTCAGCAGGGTTAGAAAATACTGAATTGCAGCAACTAGTATCTGGAAAACTACAGTCCCCCACAAAAACACAAGAACGACAAATTTACAGCGCCTTCTTAATTATGGTTGGTGAAAACCTTAGCGATATAATAGCACCTCTACAATGTCAAATAGAGGGCTTAGAAAGCTTAGCAGATTTACTTGATGTAAAAAAACTATTCCCTAACAGCTATCAATCATTAACTGTTCCTAAGTACAACGGTGAATTAGGACTCCCCACTAATAGTAAAACATATTATCCTTTGTATATCTTCGGAGGATTAAATCCAGCATTAACTAGTCCTGATATGGATACTTATGTAGGAGCGCAGACACCTAATAATGTTCCCTCAGCAGTTTCTAGTATTCAATCAGTAGATAATACAGTAGCGTTAATCAAAGGATTTGGTTCGTATCTACGTGGCGTAATACCATTAGAACAAGCAGTTGCTGCCGGCGCGTTCTCATTTGCTATGCGCCAAATCAGAAACATTGATAGAGCAGACATTCAACAGTTCGCTAGAGCAGTCAAGTCCTTAGAAAGCACTATTGATTTTCCCCTTGTCAGTGGAACAAGTAAGCCGACTAGTCAAGAGGCAATCGACAGCTTACAACTAAAAGAAGCATTAGGTTCGGGACCATATGGCACTTATACTATGTCAGATTTCTTTGGTTCTATGTCCGGTCTTCCTTATCCATGGGAAAATCTATATAATAGAATGCTAGAGGCAGAAACTGATACATTAAAATCGATATATCGTGACCTATTTTTAGCAGTGTCATGGAAACCGGCTACTGTTAGTGTGCAGTATACCTCTTATGTAGTTGAATCTCCTCCAACTGTATTCACTACATATTATAATGTTACAGGTGTTACGCTTACTGATCTTGGTGGAGGATATGGTAGAGGCGGCGCAGCAGCACCTACTATTTCTATTAACGGTGGCAGTGGAGCAACTGCTACTGCTACTATAGAAACTGATGATTTTCTTGTTGGATCAAATGGCGGCGGCTTGTTTGGTAGAGTGACCTCAGTAGAGCTAACCAGCTCAGGAACTGACACGACTACTCTGCCGACCGTAACAATAGAGGCCCCGCCTACATCAAACGGTGGCGGAACAAACACCGCAGCCGGTACAACCGGCTGGCCAAGTCCAATGAATGCAGTAGTACAGAATTATATTGACTTAGCTAATGCAGAAATTTCATTAATTTCTCAGAATAATTTAGAAGTAACTCAGTTATTGAACACGTATTGGAATATATTAGGTGGTCAATTGGTTATTGAACAACGAGCTAGGTACACTGCATTGCCACCGGTAGCAGTACCTAAAGATTTATTTGCCTATCCATATCCATCGACTATCAATTCGTTTGTTGACTCTATTCCTACTATCGCACAAGATACTAAACCGCATATGTCTGCACAAACACTAGAAGCAATTTGTAATTTAGACACTTTGGGCGGACAAAGCGCGGTAGTTCAAATGAGACAAGAACGAAATCAAATTAGATTGATTTCTGCTGGAATTCCGTTAGATAATCATATTGCAGATACTATGTCTCTCATGGATGAGAAAACACTTACTACTAATGGAACTATTCCAGCGGCTATCAATAACCCAATTACAAGTCCTATTATTGATATAGTCAAAGAGGATCCGGGAACATACGGAAATGTTCTTGTAGGTGTAACCGGCTTTACTACCGCAAGTTGGCCTACAAATAAGCTTGGCAATCGTGTTATTACTCCTAGACCCAATGGCACGTATTTCCCCTCTGACTCAACCTTGATTGGGGAATTTTTAACCACAAGAACAACGTCACCGGGAGACATAACTCCTATTTTAAATGGAGTTTCGGTTGCGGTGGTAGGACCCACAGTCCCTTCTTCACTAAATCCAATTGTTAGACCGGACAGAATTATCATTTCTACTCCGGAGCAATTAGCTACAGATATTCCTTTTGAAGTAGATTCAGACTATACCGGGAGTACTCTATACCCGGCAGTATATTCAGTAAACGAAGCTATTGAGCGTGTAATTGAATGTAACTGCGATTGTTGGATTAATTAACCCAAAACACATTGCAAATCCCTGCAAAATATTCTATAATTCTTAATAAAGGAAATAATATGTCATACCTGTTTACCAGTGAATCAGTATCCGAAGGTCACCCAGATAAAATAGCCGACGCCATCAGTGATGGTGTATTAGATATGGTTATGAGTAATTTGGATCCAGCATTACGATGTGCGTGTGAAACGTTAGTAACAACTAATAAAGTAATTGTTGCTGGCGAGTTTAAAGGCGAAATTGATCCGCTAGATTTAGACTACATAATTCGTAAAGTGATCAAAAATGTTGGGTACGAACAGGAAGGATTTCATTGGCAAACCGCTGACATAATCAATTTGATGCACGGACAAAGTCCAGACATTGCATTAGGTACTGATAATTTCGGTGCAGGTGATCAAGGATTGATGTTTGGTTATGCAGTCAACGAAACAGAAAACAACATGCCAGCAGCAATCTATTATAGTCATAAGATTGTAGAGACCCTAACTCATTTGAGAAAGAATGACGGTCAAATTTGGATGGGACCTGATAGCAAGAGTCAAGTAACCGTTGAATATAATGACGATGGTACAATCAACAGAATTGATAAGATTGTTTGCTCATCACAGCATCACCCTGACGTTGATATCAGCGAAGTTCGTAATGGTATTGAACAGATTATTCGTGCTGTTGTACCAACAGATTTGATTGACAAAGAAACTAAGTTCTTGATTAACCCTACAGGTAGGTTCGTGATCGGAGGACCAGACGGTGACACTGGACTTACTGGGCGTAAGATTATCGTTGATACATATGGCGGCGCAGCACCACACGGCGGCGGCGCATTCAGCGGCAAGGATCCGACAAAGGTTGACCGCAGTGCTGCTTACATGGCTCGTTACATTGCTAATAATATTGTAGCAAGCGGCAAAGCAACTTGGGCACAGATTCAGCTTAGCTATGCAATCGGGGTTGAAGAACCAACTAGCTTCTACGTTGACAGTGATGGTGAAAGCAAAGACTTAGAAAAGTATATTCTAGAGAATGTAGATTTAACTCCTAAGGGTATTATTGAAAGATTTGACCTGTTTAGACCAATCTATAGTTCTACTACTAACTATGGTCACTTTGGAAAATCGTATCTCCCTTGGGAAAAAGTTGATCTTTTTAGTTGACATGATTATCAAAAACTGATATTATCAGTCATAAATAAAGAGCAACGAAAGGTTCTACTTATGGCTACCCCTAAAACTGTTCTTATTGGTGATCGTGTTCGTTATGAGTCTGCTGCTGGTACTATCAGTGGTGAAGTAGTTAAGATTATGCGGGCTCCCAACGCAGCGGGCAAACTAATTGATTGGATTTACGTTGAATATCCTAACGAAAAGTCTCCTTGCAACTACTCTATTGCCCGGCTTGCTGATACTTATCTTGAAACGATGAAGTTTGTAGTCACTTTCCGCGACTACACTCATGAAGAATCCGCTGCCGCCTAATATTCATTTTTTGGAAGAAAACGGTTGACATTGGTTACCCATTTTGCTATAGTAAATTATAAGCTGAGAAAACGGAGATATCAAATGTTTCAAGTCGGTGATATGGTTCAAGGTTATAGCTATGATGCACATGGCAACGAAGTTCTGATTGTTGGCGCCTATATGGACACTACTAATGATCCTGAGGAAATGATTCAGGACATCATCGTTCGCACTGCTGATGGTCGCACTGTTTATCTTGATGAACAAGGTGCCCGCCCCTATCGTCCTCGCTAAGGAGATTGTCTATGTGGACTCTTGCAAAAGTTCGTGATGGTTTTGCCGACCTCGGAAATGAAAAGTTTCATACCTTTGCTATCAAGTGTGACGGTGAAGTTATCGGTCAGCTTAAGTGGACGTATCGCCCCAAAAATGCAGGCGGCTACGCATGGCAGGGTAAGATTTTCAAGAGTAAGAAGCATTTTGGTATGGATGTTTCGTTCTTTGATAAGAATAAACAGAATGTTCTCAAGTGGTTTAAGGAGTATAAGTAATGAGTTTTTGGTTGATTGTATACCTGTTCACGCAGGAAGGCGAGTTTGTTGCTAAAGATATATATGAGTCTGCTAACAAAGAGCAGTGCGTAGAGTTTGCCGGACAAGTGGCTAAGACCATCGTCAACAGCGATTTGCAGGCGCAGTTTTATTGCACTAGCGATGAAGACTATCGCATTCAGCGTGGACTTGACCAGTGAAGTTTTGGCTCATTGTCTTCTTCCTCACTCCTGAGGGAGAGTATCTGTCTAAGCAAGAAATGCAACTTAGCAATAAGACTATGTGTGAATTGGTAGCTGAACAATATCCCGCTCAAGTTCGTGAAGGGCCCGTAAAGACTATCTGCGTATCCGATGACCACTATACAGGTAAAAAGCAAGATAAAAACGTACCGTTTGACTGATTAGGTCATTTTTCGGTTGACTCTTACCCAAAACTAGTGTAGTGTTAATTATAAGCTGTGAAAACGGAGATACGAAATGCAAGTTAAAGTTATCTATTTTGACCCTGCAACATCTGCAATGGACACTGTTGCTCTCGTGAATGTCCCCAAGCACCAGGTGGGCTTCAAAGAAGCGGATATAGATGCATGTGAATATGCTTTTACTCGCACACAGAACATTTTTGGTTCATGGAGTATGGGACCGACTTTTGAAGACGGTGAGCATAACGAAGATTTCAGCGAAAACGTTGAAGTTATCATGCCGCTCATGACTGTCGGTGGTCGCAAGTATGGTCATCGTAGTTCAATGATTGGTGACCTCTTTGTTATCAACGGTAACATCTATGTATGTGACACATTTGGATTCAAACTTTATGAAAAAGAACTCGTTTAAGGATAAATGTAAAATGTATTGGATTCATAAGAATTTTGGTTTCCTTCAACTCTCGTTCTATGCTGCAATCGGTGTGGGACTTTTAGTTTTAGGTTATCGTCCGTAACAATATGATAATGAAAATCCTAAGTAATCCCGACATTAAATACACTTGATGAGAATCAACGGTTTAATTTTTGGAGGGATGATAAACTCGGATGAGCCTTCTCGTCCGAGTGATATGCACGGAATTAATTTTAGTTCCGTGCGCCGCCATGCCGGTTCACACCGAATCGCTTCATTTCTTAGACAGAACGGAATTGATGTTGAAGTTATTGACTTCGCCCCAAGTTGGACGTTTGAAGAATTCAAAGAACTTATAAAATCACGAGTGAATGCTAACACTAAGTTTGTTGGTTTGGGTGCAATATTCAACATGAATACTGAAACCCTTTATTATTCTTTTACGTGGTTGAAGCAAACATATCCTGATATATTGATTGTTACTGGTTCTACAGAGTTTCATAATGTACACTTGATTCCTGCTGATTACATGGTAGTGGGTTACGGTGAACTTGCTATACTTGAAATCTTAAAAGGTACTGCAAAGTATAAAGAAGAAGTAATCGATAAAGAAGGAAATAAAAGAAGAACAGTTCACGCACTTCACGACTATCCTGCTTATCCAATGCGAAATCTTTCTATCGATTATGAAAAGAGAGATTTCCTACAACCATTCGAAGCCGTAACTATGGAAACTAGCCGCGGATGCAGATTTAAGTGTTCGTTTTGCACCTATCCGATTTTAGGAGTGAAAGATGACCACACTAGATGCACCGAAGATTTCCATGATAATTTGATGAGAAACTATGATAGCTATGGGATTCACCGATATTCAATCGCAGATGAAACGTTTAACGACCACAGCGAAAAGATCATCAAGTATGCAGACGTTGTAGAGAAACTTCCTTTTAAACCAAATTTTGGTGGATATATTAGGGCAGACCTGTTGCACACAAGACCGCAAGATATAGAACATTTAGCTAGAATGCAGTTCAATGGGCAGTTTTACGGAGTAGAATCATTTCATCGTCCTAGTGCATCTGCTGCCGGTAAAGGAATGGACCCAGCAAAAATTCAACAAGCTATTCTTGACACTAAAGATTATATCATGAAACATAATGGTTATTACAGTGGCACTATTAGCCTTATTGCAGGATTGCCATACGAAACAGAAGAAACATTAAACGAAACTAAAAAGTGGTGTGATGAACATTGGAAAACAAATCACCTAAGCTTTGCTCCGTTGTTTATCACTAGCACACATAATAATGTTAAACAAAGTACCTTATCCTCATCCTATGAAAAGCAAGGATATAGTTTAGTAGAGACAGATGAGATTATGCTAGATGAATCTCATCCTGATCTAAAGAGGATATTCCAAAGTAATAATGTTGTTCCTGAATTAAAATATTACATTAAGTCATTTATGCGTAACTGCGCGCCTACTATGTTATTATATCATTGGAAAAGTAATACAGGCATGACCGAACGTGATGCAATTCTTTGGATTGCAAATAATGTATGGGGCAAAGAAGACTACATGGACTTTGGCGTAGACCATTGGCGTATGGATGAATGGTATGTATACGGCAAAGATGATAAAGATATGCTAGGGTCATACAGAGATTTGGGAGGAGTCAGACCACCTCTTCAATCAAAGATAGACTTCATTGAAGATTATAAAAAGAAGAAACTTAATTATGTTTCAACGTGATAAGTATATAGATAGTGAGAGATACTGATGGATTTGAATAATATGGGTTCCGGCAAAAAACTGATTCAACGGGTTATTGAGTCCGGTAATATAAAAAGAATGGGCTGGACAAGGCAGCAACAGCAAGAAGCTGCCAACAAACAAAAAAATTCACAAACACCAAACACGAGAAACAAGTGAGCGACGACCGCAACAAGAGGGCAAAGCGCCTTCAGCATACTGCAAACGTAATTAAAAAGCAAATGCGTATTGCTAAAGCATTTGGATTGACTCATCTGTTAAAGCAGCCGCACAGGCTTGCGAAGCATCATGCACTAGATTGCGGCAATCCTAAATGTCAAGTGTGTCATTCAGAAAAGATTTTTAACAAGCCTACCCTACAAGAGAAACGTTTTGACCAAAGTTGCAAAACGGACAACCTAGACTCTTGACAACCCCCTAACTATCTGCTATAACTTAATCTTCGTAAAACACTAAGGAGACCTAAGTATGGTTAAAATTATCGTTGCCTTTATCTCACTCTTTCTCATTTTCTTTTTTGGGATTGATATTTTTCGGAAAATGACCGGAAAAGAAAAAATTAGCTTGACAAAGTGGTTAGGCTATAGTACATTGTGTTCGTTGCTAGCGATTGTTGCTGCAACATTAATCGTTCTACTCTTTTAAGGAAGTAAATTAAAATGAATCGTATTGCTAAGATTGCCGTTCTCGCTGGTTTGATGGCCACGACTGCTGCTTGTACTCGTATTGAAACGGGTGAAGTCGGCGTTCGTCGCGGCTTTGATAAGCAAATTCAAACTACTGAACTTCAACCTGGTTCAATCAACCAGACTATGATCGGTGAAGTTCTTACTTTCCCGACTAAGGATGTTCAGGTTGATATCGCTGACTTGACCCCTCTCGCTAGCGATAACTCAACTGTTGCCGACTTTGATATGGCAGTTATCTATTCAATCAATCCAACAAGTGCTGCTGAAATCTATATTGAAAAGAATCGCGGATTTCACGCCGAAACTGAAGACGGCGACACTCTGTTGATGTATAACTACATTCGTCAGCTTGGTCGTAACGCTGCATACAAGGTTGCTCGTCGTTACGAGTCGTTGAAGATGGCTGACAACCGTGCTGAAATTGAACAGCTTATTCGTGCTGAAATCGTTGCTAGCCTCGCTGCTGAAAAGCTAGATGGTGCAATTTCAATCTCACAGGTTCTTGTTCGTCAGGTTAAGCCTGCTGCGAATATCGTAGCATCAGCTAACCTTTTGGTCGAGGCACAAAATGCTGAAAAGCAGAAGCAGGTAGAAGTTCGTACTGCAAAGCTTGAAGCCGAGCGTATTGCTGCTCTTAATGCTAACGCAGGCGCTACTAAGTACATGGAAGCAACTGCTCTTGTGACGATTGCCGAAGCTGTTAAGGAAGGCAAGGTCAATACGATCATCGTCCCTTACGACTTCAAGGGTATCGTTAACGTAAAGTAAGTATAATTGGGTAGGGGTATAGTGCTCCTACCCAATATTTTTTTAGGAGAAACTAATGATTGAACAATTACCCACAGTTGTTCCTGCTGTAACTTTTAAGACTCGTGTCCGTGATGACTCCATCGAAGGCCCGAATCCATATCGTTGGCAGGACGTAACTTCATATGATTATTTCGCTGGTAAGCGAGTAATCCTATTTTCGCTTCCGGGCGCTTTTACCCCAACTTGCTCAACTTATCAGCTTCCGGGCTTTGAGCAGAACTTTGACCAGTTTAAGGCTTTGGGCATCGATGAAATCTACTGCATGTCAGTGAATGATGCATTTGTCATGAATTGCTGGGCTAAGGATCAGAACATTCAGAACGTTAAGGTTATTCCAGACGGTTCTGGTGTGTTCACTTCACAGATGAACATGCTTGTTCAGAAGGACAATGTTGGCTTCGGAGTTCGTTCATGGCGCTATGCTGTTATTGTTGATAATGGCAAGATTGAACAGTGGTTCATTGAAGATGGCATTGAGCATAACTGCGAAACTGATCCGTATGGCGAAACTTCGCCTGAAACAATCCTTGCATACTTGCAGGGTTCTAATTAAGGGAAACGGGGCAAGTCCCCGTTTCTTTATATGTATGTTAATCCGATAAATACTATAAACGGATTAACGAATGTCAATACTAATATTGTCTAAAAAAGACGAGGACGAATACGAAAATCGTCGGCTCGTAGAAAGTCTTCGTGACTTAGGCATCCCTGCAACCATTTACCACCCAGATAACTTTGATGTTGTTGTGGGAAAAGGTACTGGTCATGGTGTCAAATACAATGGACAAGAGTTTGACATGCCTGATATCGTATTAGCCCGCACAGGCTCAGGCACCACAGAGTTCATCACTGCTATCGTTAGACAGTTTGAAGAAGAACATATCAAATGTATTAATTCTTCTGTGGGCGTAGAAATTGCAAAAGATAAAATGCGTAGCCATCAGCTACTAGCTAGTAAAGGAATGCCAGTACCTAATACAATGCTTGTTAGATTTCCCGTAGATGTAGATATTGCAGACAATCTTATTGGCTGGCCCTGTGTTGTTAAAATTATCAGTGGTAGCTATGGTGAAGGCATCTATCTGTGTGAGAATAAAACTGCATTTAAAAAGATGATGGAGTTCATCGGTAATCTCAATACGCCAAAGACATTGTTAGTTCAAGAATATATCGGTGAAAAGCCAGGCGAAGATTTGCGTGTATTAGTCATCGGTGGTAAAGTTATCGGTGCAATGAAAAGAATAGCTCCGCCCGGAGATTTCAGAGCAAACATATCTAACGGTGGATATGGCGAGCCGTTTGAAGTTAATGGTGAAATTGAATATCTCGCAAGAGAAACAGCGAGAATCTGTGGATTAGAAATTGCGGGTATTGACTTATTGTTTGACAAAGATGGATACAAGATATGCGAGGCTAACTCTGCCCCCGGCTTTGAAGGATTTGAAAAATACTGCGGAATAAATGTAGCAGAGCATATTGCCGAATATATAAAGTATAAGACATCTTTGAAGCGGTGATAACTAAACCAATTTTTACAGCAGACATCCGACCGCATAAATATGTTAGTGAAAAATGTCTACCTATTTCAGCCAAATTATTCTTCGGCGTTGCCAAATGGTAAAATAACTTGTTGGCTACCATATGCTGTCGCAGTACTTTGGAGTCATGCTGAACAAAATGATGTAGTCAAAAATAATTACAATTTAGCTGACATCTTTTTTAGTAGAATACCTGTTGCCCAAGTTATTGAAAGAATGGACAATCCTAAAATAGCAGCATTTAGTTGCTATACATGGAATTGGGAATATACGAAAGTTGTAGCCAAAGCGATAAAAGAACAGTATCCAGAATGTTTGATTCTTTTCGGAGGACCGCAGATACCAGAGGACCCAGAAAGAAAGTCATTTTTTGAAACCCACCCGTATGTGGATTCAGTCATAATTGGGGAAGGAGAAGAGGCTTTCCTTCAAATGCTACTAACTGTTCACGACAATGGTGCACCTGATAAAGTTATAAAATTTCCTAGAATGAAAGAGCTAGTAAGCCCAAGCCCGTATGCGTCTGGTATCTTTGAAAGACTAATAAGAGAAAATCCCAATGTTGAATGGAGCGCCACGTTAGAAACTAATAGGGGCTGTCCGTATGGATGCACGTTCTGTGATTGGGGTTCACTAACACAAAGTAAAGTTAAGTGCTTTAGTGAAGAACGGGTGTTTAGTGATATTGATTGGCTTAGCAAACATAATATACCCTACGTATTTTTATCGGATGCAAACTTTGGCATACTAGTAGAACGAGACATGCGGATAACAAAATACTTACGCAAAACTCAAAATCTTACTGGTCAACCAGGCACCGTATATGTTACTTGGGCTAAGTCATTTAAGAAGAAAGAAACTCTTGATATAATTAAAGAATTCTATAAGGGCACTGAGGTTAACGGTTTAATAATTTCGTTACAATCCATGAATGAACAAACGCTAGTAGATATTAGACGTTCTAATTTTCAACTCAATGATATAGAAAACGTAGCAAAAGAATGTAACAAAATAGGACTTATTCCTATAGTTGAACTTATACTGGGTCTCCCCGGAGAAACTAAAGAGTCTTGGAAAGATACTTATTATAAGATATTAAGTTTGGATGCTGAATTTAGTGGAAACCAAGCGCATTTACTAACAGTTTTAGAAAACTCAGAGATTAACAATTCTATGCAAAAGAAGATACATGGAATAAAGACTGTAACCGTAAATAGACCTTCGCCAAACGGACTTGCAGTTGATAATGAAATTATAGAAAAGGAAGAGATAGTATGCGCAACTAATACTATGCCGTTCGATGATCTAGTCGAAAGCTACATGTTCACCTATATTATAAGTATGTTCCACAGCACTGGCTGGGCCAAAATCATAATATTTTATTTAACAAATAATAATATCATGCCACTCAGCCAAATTATTAGTAAATTGGAAAATTGTTTAATTAATGGTGACGGTTATCTTTCAACTGAATATCATAGAGTGAAGTCATTTTTTGCAGCATTCTTAAGCAACGCGGAATACAAACAGGAACACCAAGATTTAATTAACAAGTCTTACGCTATTCCTCTAGCGAGCCTATCAAATTTTTACTTAAATCATGAGACAATTATAGAAGAACTCCGAAATATATTTGATATTGAATATACCGGGCTTCCCAAAGATATTCATGACTCACTTTTTGACATACAATCTGCACTTATGTACTCACCTAAAAAAACATATCCATACAGTATACCTGACCCATATGGCATATATGAGAGTGCGATGAACAATGAAGTGACTGGCTCTTCCTTACTAAATATAGAATATCTTCATGAGCCTATAATAGACACCGATCCAGAAATATTATTCATGCGATTAATCATCGGTAAAAAATTAGGACGAAGCAATACACAAATTACGATAGAGAGAACAAATGAAAAAGATGTATACTAATAAACCGATTATAATCACAGAAGACAATCCAACCACTATACCTGAAAAAGACGATAAAAAGAGAATCAAAAACCTTGAGGACGAGGTTCGTCAATTGAAGGAACAACTTCACAAAATGGCTTCCGCCCTGCAACTTAATAGCAGGCAGTTTCGTCGCACTACTACTGACATCAATAATCTTACAACGGCGATTCATAACGTAAAAAGAGGTTGACATCTGATTCATAGTTTGCTATAAGAAGACTATGACAAAACGATACGCATATTTTTTCACCCGTCAAGATATCTTTAAGGAGTATCAGCTTGTGCAGACTGCACACGTTGCGTACAAGTTAGGGTCCGCGTTGGGTAAAGATGCTGATGCAGATAATACATATTTTACCTGCGTCGGAGTTAGGAATCTTGAGGCACTTGTTGCGGTTGAAAAGATTCTGTTTGAGTTCGGGATTAAGTATGAACATTTCAGCGAACCCGATTTGAATGGTGGTGAAATGACTGCAATCGCAGTTCACCCCATTGATGAAGATAAGCGGGATATTCTTCTCGCATTTAACCTTTTGAAATTTTGAGGATACACTAATGAAAAATGCAATATATCATAGTTGGAATTTTATCTTTGACTACAACAAAAGTCCATTGCGACATATACCCGAAGGCAATATTAGGCATATGGTATATCAAGTTTTGGGTTGGATGTGGGCTATCGCCTTCTCTATTGCGACCGGTACATATGCGCTTATGGGAGTGAATCTAATCGCTCATGCTGTCCTTATCGGTGCAGCAGCCTTAACGGTTGCGACATACACTACTGCAACAGTAAAACCAGAATTGTTTGTGCGTAAGTCAGGATGGGGTCGTAGTGCGACCGGAGAGCATGAGTAAGATGAACGTATTAAGGTCTGTTTGGGCACAATATGGCATCAGAAAAGGTGCTACGGTGTGTGAAGATGACCAAGGATACTTTGTTCGTTATGCTTACACCATGAAAACTGTCGGTGAAAGTAAACGATATAAAAGACTAAGTACCGCATATAAAAAAGCGGAACGATGGTGTAAAGGAAATGATGAATGAATGATACGATGATTGGTTTACTGGGATATGCAGGACTTATCGTATGCCTATTAGTAATAGTAGGATTGTTCCGTAAATGATGTTTCTACTTATTTTTCTGATTGCTATTGCGGTTGGATTTACTCTGTTTGCATTACTGCGCGGACTTACCGCGTTTTCACAAGAACAAACAACTGAATCTCGCACACAGCAAACTCAAATGATGTTTTCAAGAGTTAAGTGGCAAGCAATTGCCGTAATATTGGTAGTAGTTGCTGCCGCAGTTTTTTCTAATTAAGGAATATAGTAATGGCATATTTTTTGAAGAACGGTACTAGCTTTCGTGTTTCCAGCAAGGAAGCAATGGACCTACACGAGAAGCTTCCTGCAGGCAACTACACCGTTGCTGTAGACCCGATGGGTAACCTCTATCTTGAATCTATCGATGATTTTGAAATCCCATCTAAGATGTATGGTAATACCCTGCGTCATACTGACCGCATTATCAACTCGTTTTGGAAGCGCCCGCAACAGACTGGTGTTCTGTTGAACGGTGAAAAGGGTTCGGGTAAGACTTTGCTTGCTAAGAACATCAGCGTTGAACTTGCGAAGGAGGGCGTTCCTACTATCGTAATCAATCGTGATTGGACTGGCGATGGTTTCTTCAAGCTGTTACAGGACATTGACCAGCCGTGTGTCGTTCTCTTTGATGAATTTGAAAAGGTCTATGACCACGAGAAGCAGGAAGAAATCCTCACACTGCTTGATGGTGTGTTCGGTTCAAAGAAGCTTTACATCTTGACAGTGAATGACAAGTGGCGTGTTGACTCGCACATGCGTAATCGTCCTGGTCGTATCTTCTATCTGCTAGACTTCAAGGGTTTGGATCAGGTGTTCATTCGTGAATACTGTGAAGACAACCTCGTTAACAAGCAATACATTGACCAAATTTGTTCATTGACTAGTTTGTTCGGTGAGTTCAACTTTGATATGCTTAAGGCACTTGTTGAAGAAATGAATCGCTACGACGAGACTCCGACCGAAGCACTTGAAATGCTCAACGCTAAGCCTGAATACGATGAGGGTGCTAAGTACGAGATTAAGTTGGTTGATGGTGGTAAGGAAATCAAGTCTGTTAGTCCTGAAATTTGGCGCGGCAACCCGCTAGCTATGAAGGGTGTCAACATTGAATATGATCCTGATCCAAATGATGATGACTCTGATTGGGTTGACCTTCGTTTTGCCCCTGAGCATCTTATCAATCTGAACAGTCAGGAAGGTAAGTTCATCTTTGAAAGCAAGGGTGCCCGACTGATCCTTACACGAGCGAAAGAGAAGGCACTGTTTGACTACAGCCACCTCGCTCTTTAATTTCGCATTTGATGTAGACGGTACGCTGACTCCTAGTAGACAGCGTATCGCTCCATCGTTTGAGGAATGGTTCCTTTCATTCTGCCAAACTAATAATGTCTATCTTGTGTCCGGAAGCGACTACGAGAAGACGCTAGAGCAGCTTGGCGAAGAGATATGTAATACTGTCAAAGGTGTCTATAGCTGCTGCGGAAACGCTCTCTATGTGAGCGGAGAACTACAGTATGTCAACGACTTTGCATTGACTATCGAACAACATGAATATCTTGAAAGCCTATTGCAGTTGAGTTCCTTCCCAAAGCGGACGGGTAACCATATTGAAATGCGCCCCGGTTCTTGTAATTTCAGTATTATTGGACGCAACGCAGACATGAATGAACGTTCTGAATATTTGGAATACGATACTCGTGTAGATGAACGAAATTTTTACGCATTCCTTATCCGCGAAAATTTCCCAATGCTAGAGGCTACAGTCGCGGGCGAAACAGGAATAGATATTCATCCTGT